CCGTGCTGACGAGTTTCTCCCTGAGCTTCGCGGTAAGAAGGCTGTCCGTAAGTATCGTGAGATGCGGGATAACGATAGCACTATCGGTGCAGTTATGTATGCCACTGAGCAAGTTCTTCGTGATGTGAAGCTGCATGTGAAACCTGCCAACGACAGTGATGCAGCTAAAGCTGAAGCTGAGTTTGTCAAGAGTGTCCTAGATGATATGGACCACACCTTGGATGACCATGTCTCTGAGGCTTTGTCGTTTCTGTCGTATGGCTTTGCTTGGTTTGAGGTTGTGTATAAGCGTCGTGAAGGGATGCAGACTACCAACCCTAAGAAGCGTTCTAAGTCCAATGATGGTCGTATCGGTGTCCGTAAGATCGCTATCCGTGCGCCTTGGACTGTAAGCAAGTTTGATGTTGATCGTGTGTCAGGTGATGTCTTAGGTCTTTATCAGGACGTAGGCAACTTCAATGGTAGCCACTACATCCCAGTAAACAAGTCCCTCTACTACAGAACCACAAGCATCAACGGTGATCCTTCTGGTCGTTCAGTCCTACGGAATGCGTACACTTCTTATGAGTACCTTAATAATCTTCAATCCATCGAAGCTATCGCAGTTGAACGGGAGTTGGCTGGTATCCCAGTTGCTCGTATCCCCGCTGAGTATCTCTCTAATGATGCTTCTTCTGCACAAGCTGGTTTCGTAAATAACCTACGTCAGATCCTCCGTGACGTAAAGTTCAACGAGCAAGGCTACATTATTCTCCCGTCGGATACCTATCCTGACAAAGATGGCGCACCAACTAATGTCCGTCTTGTCGATGTAGAACTGATGGCGTCTAATGGTAAGCGTAACATTGATATCGACCCCATCGTAAAGCGGTATCAGCACGACATTGCTCGTTCAGTCTTGTCTGAGTTTCTTCTGCTTGGATCGCAGGGCGGTTCCTATGCTCTCTCCAAGTCGAAGACAGACCTGTTCCTCCGTGCCTTGGAGAGTTACATCCAAAGCATCGTAGACGTTCTCAACAAGCAGTTGGTCGAGCGTCTTTGGGAGTTGAACGGTCTGCCCTTTGACCTGATGCCCCGGATTGAAGCTGGGGATGTCGCACCCCATGACCTCCGTGAGATTGCAGCCTTCCTGCGTAATCTTAATGGGGCTAACATTGATGTCAGCACTCACCCAGAGGTTATCCAAGACCTTATGGATATTGCTGAACTGAACTACGATCCCTCCGTGAACACCCCTGCGGGGAGTCAGCAACAACAACAAGAAACTGATACCGACGCGGAGCAGTAAATATGGCTGATGAATCTTGGCATCTCAATAAATCTGTTCCTTTGTCGATTATTCTTGGTGTTATCGCCCAAACTGTCACGCTTGTTTGGTTTATTGCTGGCCTTAATGCAAGTATCGACCAAAACTCTCGGGATCTTGTTCGTCACGAAACCCGTATCGAAGCTCTAGAAGCAAGCGCACAATCTCAAGCAGTGTCATTGGCCCGTATGGATGAGAACATTCTGGCAATTAGACAAATGCTAGAGCGAGGACGATAAAATGCCCACACTTAACAATCGCGTCTTCGACAATGGCCTAACAGTTCTCGACACAGAAGCCAATAAGATCACGATTACCTCTCAAGAAGCCGCAACCTACGCTGAAGGTAATGCAACCTTTGCTCTTGGTTCTTCTACTAGCCTGAGTATTGCTGCCCCCTCTGATCGCTCTGCTGGTGGACGAGAGGTTGTTGTCGCTGAGGTTACTGATGGCTCAGTTGCGGTTGGTGGTACAGCGACACACTATGCCATTCTAGATACTGTCAACAGCCGACTACTTGCTACGGGCAGTTTGAGTGCCTCTCAAGCAGTTTCTGCGGGCAACACTTTTACTCTGGGGTCGTTTACTATCGGTATCCCTGACCCTGCATAAGGGCTTAGGGCATGTCTGGAGTTTTTGACAGTCAGGTTGGTCTATTTGATGCCAAACTTGGCTTATTCGATGATGGCGGGACAGATGCTCTAACAGCAAACTCTTTTGCTACAGCAAGTCCTACTTTATCCAACCCCTCTCTTGCATCTAATGCAGCCCTTACTCCCTTAAGCATTCTTACTGCTGCACCAAATATTCTGGCAGTAACAATAACGCAAGAGCATAGCCTCACCCCGACCGTTATTGTCGTAGGCAATCCCATTATTTCCACTACGGGGTTGATACAGGATCATCAACTATCTGCACCAAGTGTTGTTACTCAGTCTCCAGAGCTTTCTACTTCTGAGTTAATTGAGAATATAGTTCTTACAACGTCTGCACTAGAAACTGGCTCTCCAACAGTTAGTGCAGCAACTATAAGTCAGGTCCACGCACTTTCCCCGACATCTATTCTAACTGCTAGGCCGCAAGTTCAAAGCACAGTTGACCCAGACTGGTTAATAGACACAGAATTACAGGAATTGCAGCAGATGTTCGGTGGTTGGCCCAGACGTAATTATGAAGTCCCTGACGGTCGTCTGGTTCAGGCAGAGCGTGAGATTGAGCAACAGTTCGGTCAGAAGGTCTCCATTGACCGTAAGGCTAAGTCTCTTATTAAGTTCGGTAAGTCAGCCCCTTTGGCTACAGGTTCTTTGCAGACTGTTTGGACTGTGGGTGGCAATGAGACATACGTTTCAGCTAACACTATCGACAGTATCTCCTCTTCTAGCGCCCTAGACACTGAGCAAGTCTACCTTGAGTGCCACACAGTAGACGAAAGCGGTAACTTTACGTTCCTGAGCCAAGTCGTGACGCTTAATGGTCAGAACCGTGTAGCTCTCCCAGTCCCAGTTGCTCGTGTTTCTCTAGCATACAACAATAGTGGCACAAACCTTGTTGGTCGTGTCGTTGTCTACGAGAATACAGCTCTGAATAATGGCATCCCGACAGATGTAACAAAGATTCACATCGACATCCCGGCTGGCCTACAAGAGTCATTTAAGGCCGCTACTACTTTTAGCTCCTCTGATTACTTTGTTCTGACTGGTGGGTTTGGTTCGGTGAGTAGTAAGACCTCTGGTGCTGCAGATTTCTATTTAGAGATTAGAGAGCAGAACAAAGTCTTTCGTCAAGTTGCAGCAATTAGTGGATCTGCTGCTGGCCCTTGGGAAATTAAGCTAGATCCTGCCGTAGTTCTCCCTAAGAACTCAGATATCAGGTTCAGGGCAGAGACCGCAAACAATAACCTCGTCGTATTTACTGTCTTCCAAGGTTACTTAGCAAAGATCCTCTGACATGCCTTATTCTTCTCCTAGCAAAGTTCCTTCTAATGTGCCTGAGCCTAAGCGTAGGCAGTTCATGGAAGTATTTAATTCTGTTTACAGTGACACAAAAGATGAGGGACGAGCAATGGCTGCTGCCTATAGTGCAATTAAGAAGTCAGTATCCGTAGGAGACCGTGTCTCTTGGAACTCCTCTGGTGGAACTGCACGAGGCATTGTCCGTCAGATCGTCCGTGAAGGTAATGTCCCTAACATTCCAGTCAAAATCACTGGCTCTAAGGAAGAGCCTGCTGCTCGTATTGAGATTGTTGATGACGAAGGTAAGCCCACAGGTGAGATGGTAGGCCACAAGCTGACGACCCTCCGTAAGTTTGATGTCAGCAAGGCACAATACGCCACTGATGTCTTTACTACTGAGCGAGAAGCTATGGTCCGCAGCATGGACATGGGACTTGGTGGTGAGATCCACGTCCACGAATACGACGGACAGGCCGTATTTATGCCCGCTGACAGCCATGAGGACTATTTGGCATACTATGGTGCCGAAACTGAAGATGACCCCTCAGTGGATCGTATGGAGGCTCTACGGGTGGTTATCCAAGAGATCCTCAAGGAAGACCTCCAGAAGGCTGAGTATCAGGGCGAGAAGGTTACTCTCAACAAACCCCGTCGTATTCAGGGTGGCAACAAGAAGTTTGAAGTCTTCGTCATGGATGGGGACAAAGTTAAGCGAGTAACATTCGGTGACCCTAACATGGAGATCCGTCGGGATGATCCCAAGGCTCGTGCTAATTTCCGCTCCCGGCACTCATGCGATACAGCAACGGATAAGACCTCAGCCCGTTATTGGTCCTGTCGCATGTGGGAAGCTAATACATCGGTGAGTGAAATGACTAAGACTATTGAAGGTAAGATCCTTAAGGCAGACGACGAACAGCGCATGGTTTATGGCTGGGCTTCTGTTGTCACCGAGAAGGGTGAACCTGTCATTGACCGTCAGGGTGACGTAATTGAACCTGATACGCTTGTCAAGGCAGTAAACAATTTTATGGAGCATGTCCGTGTAGGCAAAGCTATGCACACGGGAGATCAGGTTGGTGTTGTCGTCCATTCGATGCCAATTACCAAAGAGATCGGAGAAGCTCTG